CGCCAACTTCGACGTCAATTTTTCCCGGATGGCGTTAATTTACCAATTTTCAACGGTGATGTAGATGAGAGTTTCAACGGTAAGACTGCTAACGCGGCCTTCAACGGTATCTCTCACCTTCCCTTCACCGGTCAGGTTGGTAATGCTTTCGAAACTGGACCTGGAATTACTTGTTGTCAAGAGTCTAATCCTAATTGTTATTCTCACCCTCAGCATTCCGAAAGAATGGAAATGCAGGTTGTTGGGGATGGTGATAACTATGGAGAGGAGCTTGATGATGAGTATTCCTTGAGGATTTTGAAGTGGAATTTTGATTTTGGGTGTAGTGTGTCTTCTTGTGCACATAACACTCTAGATTGTTATCGGGGCTGTCGTTTTAATTTATATAAGGGAGATGTTTATCGAGGCCCTGGTAAAAATTTGAGTGAGGCTATACATTATTGTGTTGGACCATCTTTGATGGCCCTGCGTATGGCTTCGTTATTAGATGCTATTGAATCTAAGGACGGTGAACATTTATCATTTTTGAAGTTTAAGCTTAGAAGCCGTCCTATTACTCGTTGTATAATTGAGATGAATACTTCTGAAATTGAAACCCTTTGTTATTCACGTGATTTTTGTGATATTTTTGAGTTCCGGAAAGCAATGGGTTGTATTGAAACGCATGATGTATTTTACGAACAGATGGCTGACTCACCACTGATTCAAAAATTTATTAAAGCTTGTAAAGATTTATGGTCTAATGCAAAGACTATTGCTGCTTATGTTAAACTAGTTATTCAACAAATGATTAAAATTGTTACATTAGGAGCTAGTTTTATTTGGGCTGGCGTTTCTAAAATAATTGATTTTATGTCCAGCCGCTTTGAAGCCTATATTCTTGGGTGTTTTACAGTTAAGGGTTTAGAATTTTTAGAACGTTTAATTGAAACTAAGGAGTTTAAATTGGTTGTTTTTAATTTGTTGGTCGCTTGCGGCTTGCTATTGTTTGTTAATATTGGAGTTTTGTCTAATCATATGGCTTTTATGATTTGTGGTATGTTTAGTGGAGCTAGTATTATTGAATCTTTTGTATCTACGTTCCATGCTCAGGAGGCTGATCCTTTAAGTATGATTGTATCTTTATTGACTGGGGCTATTGGTTTAAGTATTACTGATTCTAAGACTTTGCGTGAACGTTTGATGTTATTTTGTACTTTGGTTTCTAGTGGTTCGATTGCTAAAAACGTTTTGATGCAGTTATTTTGGTTGTTGCCTATTGGTTTGCGTAACGCTTTAACTTTACGTTTTGGTAGTGAGGATAGTAAACAATCCTTATCTCTGTCGTATTGGCAACAGGAAGTTGCAACTTTGGTTGGCTGCTCTAAATTACAGAATGTTACTTCTAGTGAGTTGTATTATCAGAGATTGATTACTGCTTTATCTGAGGGTTTAAAGTTCATATCTAAGATTGATTCGAGAGAGCGTCCTTTTTATATGCATTCCTATATTAAATTATCTGAAATTTACCAGATGATAAATCAGTATCGTACTAGTCGTAAGACGCGACCTCCACCTTTTGCATTACATTTATCTGGTAAACCAGGTGTTGGTAAGAGTTTAATTATGCGTAAGTTAGTACGTGATTGTACTGGTCGAGATGATTTTTATTTTGTTCCTCATACTGATCGCTTTTGGAATGGTTATCAATCTGAGCGTTTAATTATGATTGATGAATTTATGACAAATCAGGCTAATTTGAATGAGGATTCAACTACTTATTTAGAGTTGGTTTCTTCCGTTCCGTTTTATCCTCCCTTAGCTAGTATTGATAATCCTTCTTTGGGTATTAAGGGTACTGTGTGTGATCCACTTTTTGTCTTAACTGCTAGTAATTGTGAATATCCTCGTGATCCATCTTTACCTAATGGTGCTGAAGCTCTTGATCGTCGTCGTAATTTGGTTATTAAGATAGATTTGAAAGATGAATATCGAGGTAATGATGGTCAATTGGATTCCGCTAAGTTAGCGGCTATGTCTACTGAAGATAAATTGGCTCTTAGACATTTACGTTTTAGTGAATTTCCTCGTATGAATTGTACTCGTTCAGTTGAACCTAAATGGATTGATTATGAAGATTTAATTGAGTTGGTTAAATATAATTATGAGCAACATCAAATTATTACTAATGATTTTCATAATGTTATTGATTGTCCTGAACCTGATATTACTGTTGAAGATTCTATTAAACGTGTTGAGATGGAGTTAGTGGGTATACCTGAGACGGTTTATAAACCTATTGATTTAATTACTGATTTAGTTTGTGGACCTCGTGAGATTGTTTGTCAGGGTCCGCGTCATCGTGATGTTAAGGATGTACCTGATGAATCTAAAGTATTGCAACCAATTATTGAAGAAGGAGATATTTCTGTTGTAGTTCCTATCACTGGTCAAGATAAGGTTGGTGAGAATTTTATAGCAGTTGTTAATAATCGTCCCCGGCCGTGGTCTTTAACGTATTTAGATAAGATCTATAATTGGATTCCGACTGCTGTTGGTGTAGGTATAGCTGGTGTTTTGGGTTTGTTCTCTATTAGATATTTCTTTAAGAGATTTATTACTAAGGATTATAGTAGTAGTGATGATGAAGATTTTTGTTTTGTCTCTAATTCAGCTAAACCTAGTCGTAATCAGACTAAACGTAAGGGTAGGCGATTACTTCGTGGTAGTTATGATGTTTATGAAGCTCAAATGTTTAATTTGAGCGAAGCTTCACTTACAGTTAAGGGTGTTTCTACCTGGGTGTTACCCTTGAAGGGGCATTATGTTATTACGTTTCTACATGCTTGGAGTGATTTTTATGGTACTGATAAGGTAGTTAAAGGTACATTTATCTTCCGTGAGCGTAGTTATGAGGTGGAGATTCCTTTTAATATGGCTATGACTGATGCTGATAATGATCTTATTGTGTTGAAATTGATTAATCCTAATATGGGCATGTTTCCTGATATTACTAAAAGATTTATGAAACATGATTTATTAGTTGAGACTGGTAAATTTGAATGTGTTATTGATCTTAATCATCGTTCTTATACCAGAGCAAATATATCCTTTAATAAGATGTATACGTCTGAGGGTCTTGGGGTTATTACTTTACAGGAATGTTTGATGTATAATTGTCAGTGTCAGCTTGGTGATTGTGGTAAAGCTTTAGTTGTTGCTAGTGGTAATCATGCTGGTAAGGTGATTGGTATTCATGTTGCTGGTGGGGTTAGTTCTAATGGTGTGTCTATTGGTATTTCATCAATATTAGATAAAGAATTGATTGATTCAATTTTTGATGATAATAGTTCAGTAGTTGAAAGAGTTGGTGCTCAAGGTGAAATAGTTTTAGATGATTGGGGTAAGCATGAAGATTTATCTGGTCCGAATTTATTAGAAATTGAACGAATTCCGTTAGAAGATCGTGTTTTTCTCCCCCGTAAGTCTAAGATTGTACATAGTCCCCTGTCTGGAGTTTTGCGTTGGCCGAATGAGCAGTCCCCTGCTGTTTTAGATAAGAGAGATAATCGGAATACTTCTGGCCGTGATCCCGTTGATGTAGCTTTGAAGGATCTGTTTGAAGTTCCTCAAGAACCACTTGATCAAGGATTGGTCGAGATGGTAAAAGAGGAGACTTTCAATCAGATTAGTTTCGAATTGCAACCAGTTATGGAATCTCGTTTGCTTACTTTTGACGAGTGTGTATATGGTATTCCAGGAATTCTGAAGTCCATGAATTCAGATACTTGTCCTGGTCTACCGACTATGCATCATCGTTCAAAACCTGGTAAACGGGATTTATTCTGGTTTGATGAAATGGGTGAAGGTCATTGTTCTCCCGATCTTCCGTCTATTGTAGATAGTTTAGAGAATCGTGTTTTATCCTGTAATAATGATAGTGAGATTTTTGATTTGGCTCGTGAGCACCGTTTTCTCGGTTTTGAGAAGGACGAATTAGTTCGTAATGCTAAAGTTTCAACAGCTCAGACTCGTTTGATATTTTGTAATGATGCTATTGCTATGGTTTTCTTTAGAAAATATTATGGTTCACTTTTAGCTGCTTTGTGTCATAATTGGAAGAATACTTATATTTCGTGTGGTATGAATCAGTACTCTATTGACTTACAGCAGATTTATGATTATCTGAATAGTAAATTTCAAGTTAAAGGTTATATTGCGGGTGATTATAAGGGTTTTGATCGCCATATGCGTTATGAAATGAGATTAGCTGCTTATAATATTATTGAAAGATTAGCTGGATCTATAGTTCCCCCTAACGTTCATAAATATTTGTATGCTCACGAGTGCTTGTCTGGAGCACAAATTGATGATCTTTATTTTAATACAAATTCTTATAATATGAGTGGTTGTTTCTTTACTACTGCTGTTAATTGTATTGTTAATGATATGTATTTTAGGTATATTTGGAAGAGAATTTATCCTGATTTGTGTTTTGATAGACATGTTAGGGCAGTTTATTTGGGTGATGACCATGTTTTAGCTGTTGGTCATGAAGTTCCTGAGTTTAATCCTAAGCGTGTTGGTTTGGAGTTGTCTAAGATCAATCAAGTTTATACATCTACTGATAAGGTTTCTGAATTAACTGAAGAGCTTTGTGAATTTGGTAATTTAACTTATTTAGGTTCGCAACCGGTTCAGATGATGATCTATGACTCTGATACCAGGTTTGTTTCTTGGTGTGGTCGAATGAAATGGTCGACTATTACTGAAACTTTACATTGGCAAAAGGGTCTGGGTGAGCAATTTGAATCTGTTGTTCGTGAGATGATCGGGTATGCAGCTTTTTGGCCTGAATATTATGATCAATTGTTGGAAGATATTAAGAAGGTTTATTCTGATTTAGTAGAAGATGAAATACGTGAGCCGAGGTTGTCTAAGGTATATCGTGTAGCTAATCGTACAACAGATAAGAATTATGTTTTCTTTGGAGCTCAGGCACCTATGATTGGGTCTAATTTAATTACTGGCTTAACTGGTATTTCACCTCCGCAGGTTATTGGTACTTATAATAGTCTTCCTAGTCGTTCTCATTTGTTTTTAGATTCTGGTATTGGTAGTAAGAAAGCAGATATTAATTTTGGTACTGATTCTTTTGTCTTTCGTACTAATTTGACGTGGAACACTACTCAAGCCTATGGTACAATATTAGCATCTTATGAAGTTCCTAAGGAGATATTGAGTTTGGGTGGTTCTCAGAATGCTCAGAATATGCCATTTGATAAGTTTATTTATTTCCATAGTAATTTAGAGCTAATGTTTCAGATTTCAGGTTCACAATTTCAGTGTGGTCGTTTAATTGTTGCTTTTGTTGAGGGTGTTGGTAAGGTTGATGCTGTTAAAATTCAAGTTGATCATCTCTTCTTTGGTCCCCATATTACATTGAGTCCTAATGATAATACTAGTGCTATTCTCAAAATTCCGTTTTCGTGGTTCCGTACATGTATGAATACGTTTGCTATGAGTTTTGGCCAGGAAATGTTTGGTACAGTTATTGTAGCGATTCAGACGCCCTTGACAGTTTCGACTGATCAAACTACGGCTATCGTTTCAATGTACTCTTCGTTTCCCGGTGCTAGATTTGCCCATCCCCGTCCTTATTTGACTGCTCAGGGTAATACGGTTTCTAATGTTAAAAATCGCTATAATTATGAGTTTAATCGTGGTTCTAAAATTGGAGGTAATGTTCCTTTAAATTTACATGATGAAAAGATGTCAAAGGTAGATATGACTGGTCCTACGGTTAACGTACCAGTTGAGGTGGGTTTAGGAAGTGCTATACCTATGGATGCCCCTAATGTAAATGTTGAACCTATTCCTACAGTTCCTGTTCAACCTAGTTTGTCTAATACTTCCGGTCCACGTCTTACTCATCGTATGGATATGGCTCATTGTTTAATTGATACTCATCATATTTCTATGGAGGATCCTAATGAGACTAATATAGCTTCGTTATGTGGACGGTTTTGTTATTTAAGGAGTGTAGAGTGGAACGTTAGTGATGTTGAGAATACTGAGATATGGTTTGCACCGCTTAATTCAATTTTATATAAGGGTTCAGCTTCTCCTTATACTACTGCATGGGATATTCCCCCTAACTTGGGTATTTTAAATTTGTTTCAATTTTGGAGAGCTAATATTGTTTTAGAGTTTCGTGCTATTAAGACTCATTATCATAGTGGTCGTTTGGCTTTAACAGTTGGCTATGGTGCTCCTGAGACTTATGTTACTCCAGCTAGTCGTTTAATGTATCGTAGTGAGATATTAGATTTTAGTGAGGATAGTAGTATTCAATCCGTGGTTATACCGTATGAGAGTGCTAATTCTTATTTGATGACTTATAAGGGTCCGGGTTTTAATAATGCCGTGCAGGATTTTTCTTTAGGTCATATTATGGTTACTGTTGCTAACTGTTTACGGGCTGTTTCTACTGTGCCTACAACAATTTGGGTGGATGTGTTTATTAGTCTTCGTGATGTTGAAGTTTTCGAATCAAATACTTGTGGTGCTGTCGAATTTCGCTTTGATCCTACGGATACTGGTCATGCTATATATAAAGCTCAAGGTTCTAAGGTTGTTGATGTTGAAGAGCATGTTGATACTCATGAGAATGTTGAACCTAAAACTCTACTTCCTGTTAATACTGCAGAGTCTACTATTCCTTATGCTTTATCTGAACGTAAATATCCTTATTTAGTTCGTGATGTACTTGAGTTAGTTCGTAGATATTATCGAGTTTTTATACCTTGGAAGCAGATAACTTTAAATCTTAATGGTGCAACTAGTTATGTGTATTTATTTCCTGTTACTTTTCAGCATATGTTGGCGAATTTGTATGCTCGTTGGGCTGGTTCTTTGAACTATATTATTTATAATATTGCTTCTAATTCTTGGTTGGATGAATATGGTTTTACTCCTAGTACTGAGTTGAAGTATGATAGTGAAGTTTTATCTCTAACTACTCTTGGTGGCAAAAATATTGTTGGTAATGTTATACAAACCCAACCATGGTATACTATTGAGAATTTTGGGACTACGACTTTATGTATACGTCAAGGATTGTCTAGTGCTTCTGTTTCTCGTGAAATTCCTGTCACTAGTGGTCAAGCTCGTTATTTGTCCATTCAGATTCCTTTTAATACTATTTATGAGACTTTGCCTACTATGCCTTATCGTATGACTACTACAGTTAATATGGGAGTTAGTGATATATCGTCTAAAAGTTCAATTTCCCCTATAATTGGTTATATGTGGTTTTTAACCCGACGGACTACTGCAATGATTGGATCGAATTTATGTTTTTATCAGTCCGTTGGTGATGATTTTCGACTTTATGGAGTTCATGCTACAACTACTCGCTTTTTACCGTATTTAGATGCTTCGGGTTTGTCTAATCCTGGGACCCAAGTTACTGAAGAATTTCGTTTTTAAATTTGTCGAATATCAAATTTTTCGTTTAATAATTTTGTCGAATATCAAATTTTTCGTTTTATAATTTTGTCGAATATCAAAGTTATTTAAGATTACTGTGTGTAATTTTAGATGTGCAAATATTTATGGAGTAAATTCTGGCAAATACTTG